TCCCGCAATATTCATAGTTTCTGGTGCGTTAATTTTAGGTGTTCCTTGCATTCCATTAGTAGGTGGAGCTGTAATCGCTTCACTCTGTGGTAAAGGATCCTGCATAACGCTAAAGTCTCCAGGAAGTTCAACTTCACTAGCCAATCGGCTAACAAAACTTACAGCAGTCTGTAATGGCATTCCTGCACCTACAAGTGTTGCAACTGACTGTGAATATTTCTGTGCTATATCAGCCTTCTGACTAGGGCTACTAATTACTGGACTATCAAAGTCAATCTGAAGTGTCTGGTACTGTTCCCAAGACTCTTCACCTTTAGGAAGTCCCCAACAACTTACAGCGATAAACGGTAAAACCTGATTAATAGCAGGAGCAACAACCTTCTGTATCATACGAATGGTTTCTGACTGCTTTAACAGTACGTCTTCCTCAGTCTTATTGAAAATTCCGTTTGGCTGACTAAAGAAAATAACGCTTTCAGGAATACCTGATTTAGCACTTACGTCTTTACGTATAGCATCAACAAGACTATCAAATCCTGTATATGTACGATTAACAACTGCAATTTCACCGTAACTGTTAATTGCCTTAGGATTAAGCATTGACCAATCACGTAACTGCTCTTCGTTTTCTTTCTGCCATTTCTTAGCGGCATCAGGTCCGTTCTGTGCAATGATACCGTCAAGTGGAAGTTGGTGTACAAGAAGTGACATCTGCTGACACATAATAGGTATGGACATAACCATAATCTCATAACCTTTAACGGCTGAGATGTAACCTACGCTGTCTGGCTCGCCCCATCCAAGTTGCTGAATCGCCGCCCAATATGGCTGTGGCTTAGGACGAACAAAAGATGCTCTTTCGGAATTTATTTCAAGACCACTAATAGGAACGTAGAAGGAACGAGGTCGCAAGTAATCCTCTGCTGTTAAATCAAATGAAGGAATTACTACGGTATTCCATCGATCAACTTCTACCCAACGACGCAAACAGTTCTTATGCAAAACACCTGACTGGAACAACTGTTTAGCCGTCATTGCTGTGGTTAATGGGTTATCTCTATTAAATATAGGGAACAGCACGCTACCACCATAAATATTTCCATCACGGAAGGTATCATTAAGCGCCATTCCAAAGCCTGTCATTTCAGCGTGACCCTGAAGGTCAATAAGTTGCTGTTCTTCAAATCCCGTGCCTTTGAAGCGATAGCCGTTAAGCAAAACACCTTTAGACTTTTTATCAATAATAATCTGACTGATACCACCATTACTGTATAATGCAGTAACTTCGCTTGGTCCAATCAATAAAGGTATATTTGCTTGAGTGGCAAGACTTGGGTCTATTCCAGTTCCTGTACCACTTATAGGATTATAAAATCCGTCTTTAATGCACTTCTTAAGAGCATCATCACTAAAAGCGGCGGCACTACGGCAAACTTCATCGTATGTTTTATAGTCTGTGCCATAGGCACTTACAAAGTTGTCTGTTACCTGACCAAACTGTTCACGCTTAATAAGTTCAATTTCATCGTTTGTGTGGCTAAGTGGTGTAGTAGGTACGCCATCTGCGGTATACTTTATATTAGAAAGTTTTCCCTGAACCATTTTGTAGATTTCTTGGAAATGTTTATTATTACCGCAACGTTCTACTAAATTGCTCATCCTATCCTACCTACTGTACGCCATACGGTGTACTCAAATAACTCACACAACCTGACATTCTTAGTTATCTGGCTGTTCTTTTCAAGTTTTCCATCTGCAAGGTATACACGGCTATTAAGTGCCGTAATTGCAAATGTAGCATTATTACAGCAGTACAAACTGTGACCGCTGAATAAGCGATTAACCAATTTAGTCGCTTCGTTTTCATTTGGTAGTATCGCTCCTACTGCGGGCTCAATTCCAGCATCGATACATTCCTGTACGATGTTAGGTGCTACATCTTCCGATTTACTTAACGGAAACCAATATATCTTGCTTCCAACTGGAAAGTTATCTTTAATCTTGTTAAAATTTATTCCGCCTTTATACTCAAGGTCGTTCAGCAAAACAATCATTCCTTTTACTACACCGAACGCCAAAGTCAAGGTTTGACCCGGAAGTACAAAAGTGCCAAGATAATATGTACCTTTATACTCAATAGGTGTAAGGATATTGTTAATTGTGAACTCATCGTAAACTTTACCGTTGCTTTTTGTACGCATACTAATAGTATGGCTGTAACGCAAAGCATCTATACAATGGTTGTACTTATCAAGCGGCTCACGCAGAATTTCATTTGTCTGGTGATCTACTTTATATTGGTACAAACCAAACTCTTCAATAGTGTGTACGCAACGAGGGTGAATAATTATCTTGCTAAAACTGCGAAGGTAGCTAATTCCATCCTCTATACATCCTGACCATTTCTCAGCCGCAATTACATTATATCTTCGTGACTGCATAAAACTGATTGTTTCTGGTCTGGCATTATCTGCGTAAATAGGGTAAATAGAAGTGCCTGGAACTGTGTCGTACAAGGCAGGAGTGTCTTCAATATCACAACCAACTTTATAGGCTTCGTAATCAATATATAGAGTATTACCTATAATAAAACTACGCACAACTGTCGTAGGGTCGGTACTGAAACCCCAGTCACCGCCATAAAAGAAAAGTGCGTTGTCTGGAGTTTCGAATTCTTGAACTTCGTATTTATCTCGGAATATCTGTGCTTTACTAATACCTAAGCACTTACCTTCCCAAACCCAAAGATACTTGTCATAATCATTCTTTTTACAGTTTTCCATTTCTCGCCTGAGTTCTTCAGGAAAGAATGGATTATCGTTGTAATTAGCGTTTATGACAAGAGTATCGTCATCAGGATTTTGCGACATTACATAGACTGGATCGCTATCCTTAAATGGGTTAAATGTGAATATTAAAATCGATCCAGGAGCACGAATGGTAGGAATAAGTACGTCGAGTGATTGCTGTGACATTGCTTGCGCTTCTTCGACCCAACATATTGTGATGTCTTCCATCGATTTAATTTCATTTGTGTTTTGGCGCACTCCAGCAAATATGAATTCGCTTCCATTTGCGCCTATAATGCGGTCACGCTGAATTGTAAAGAAATCTTCAAGTTCTAGTTCTTCAATACACTTGCACAGCAACTGATGTACAGACTCAGCAATAGACTTCTGTAATTCTCGAGTACAAAGAACACGTATACACTTTTGATAAGCCCTTGTAATAACGTACCTTGCAACTGTATGGCTTTTAGCACTACCACGTCCACCGTATAGTATATTCTTACGTTTAGGTGCAACAAATAAGGGCTTGTATATCTCAGGTATTTTCATTTCAGAGACTTTAGCCATATACTATGCCTCTGCAGTTACAATATCAGGTTCTTCCTCTTCATCATTAGCATTGCCTGAAACAAAAGAAATACGCATTTCCTTTGGTGTGTCTTTTCCGTCGGTAGGAAGGGTAAGCGTTGCTTTCTTTCCGTAACGCTTAGGGTTAATGAGTTCAAGCAAGCGTTCTGTACTTCGGGTATCGCCTTTAAGGGCGGCGAACTCACTTGCTTTATTCAACCGTTTAAGAAGTTCGCCTTCAAGTTTAGCAAGTACGAACTTCTTGCGCTGTTGGAACTCAGGATCTTCTTCGAGTTGTTTTACCATTTCAGGAGTGCATTCAGTAGCGATGCAAGCGTTGCCAAAATCCATACCGAGTTTCATAAACTCTAAGATAAAGTCTGCACGACTGCTCATATCTTCTGTCATTTGGCTTACCTCCTGTATAGTTGTATGTATAGTGTACGTCTGTGTACGTAGCCAAAACACATTATAGATACCTGAAAATTGCAATTTTATTGGAGACCCGATGGCAGATTTGAGTGATGTCCCACCTACGTGTTGAAAACGCCGTAGTTTGCAGTTTTAAGGTATCTATAATACGTTTTGGCTACGGTGTAAAATGTATAGTTGTTTTCCTTTGTATAGCAGTATAGCATAGTGGGTTTAGCAATGCAAGCGTTTTATAAATATTTTTATAGTAAAAACGTAACTTTTGTATAGGCATAACGCTAGTAAAGTAATAGTAATACTTTTGCCATAACTTCCATAACTGTGTGAACTCGGGACTATTAAGCAGGCTCCGGTCCGAGCGGCACTATACACAGTGAAAGGGGTAACCATACAGAACTACTATACAGATGATTTGTCCGCAAATCATCCTAGAACGCACGCTATGGAGTCGGAGCCGCTTTTAATATAATTACATTATCTCCCCGATTTGCGCTCCATAGCGCCCCAATAGTCCGGCCCTGATTTGTATAGTGAAAGGGCGCGGTCTGTATAGGGCTCAATCCACCTACTAGTCTACTAGGCAATACAGCAATTCCGCTGGGCAAAATAAGCGAAGAAAATCCTTGCAATATGTTCACATGTGTGATAGAATGAAATTATCCTAAATAGGATAAGGAGTAATTTATGGAAACAAAAAACCTGAAAAACATTGAATGGCGTTTTAACAAATGGGACAGCGTGCCGAACGTACGCATTCGCATCACTACTGCTGAAGTTTTACGCCCACGAGTTTTCGTTGTGTACAACTGCTCGTCGCTTGGCGGTTGTGGTATGGATATTTATAACGATTGGGCAGAATTGGAAAGTAGTTGCACATACCGCTCACTTATCCACGTATTTGAACATATTGCCGAAGTATGCGGTTGCGAATTCACTGAACTTGCCGAAACAATGGTAAACACCGACAAACTATTAAACGACGGCGAATAGTGTGTAGGCAGAACGGCGGAACAACTGCTCCGCCGTTTATGCGTGCATATTACGCACGGAGGAGTAATTTATGGAACATTATGGCGAAGGTAATTTTATTATTACAAAGGTTTACTACGACAGCCCAAGAGAAGATTGTAGTGGTTACTACGAGGACGAGTTTTGTTTTCCAACCTTGGCGGAAGCTGTAAAAGCTTTTTACGAATGGCGTGACCGTGCCGACGACTGCGACCCTGTCGGCTTTTACGTAAACTTTGAAATCCCTAGGGAAATTAGAATACAGCATAATCTAGACTTGACTTGGGAATGCCGCTCCCTTAATGGCAAATATTCCAAGCGTTTTACTTGGCTTAGTGAAGCAGTAGAATTCCGTGACCACGAAAACGCCTTGGCGCTTAAACTTTACCGCCACGACTGCACGCCTAAACTAAGAGCGCAAATTATGGGAGACTTTAGATATAAAATATATGCTTTATAGCTGAACAGCAGTTACCGCAAATTAAACGCCCTAGCAATTACCGCTAGGGCGTTTTTATTTTGCAAAATAACAGC